TACCACTGGATAACCAGTTAGACAAAAGAGTAAAATATATTATGAATAAATTTGGTAAGACAAAAGCCCATGCATTGGAATATATCGTAACCGATAATCCAATTTTATGGGCTAAAGTTTATTTAAATTGGAATGCAAGAGATTATCAAGTGCCAGTCATTATAGAAGCTAAGAAATCCAAGAAAGAAGTTTTGAGACTTGGTCGAAGACTTGGAAAAACAGAGTGTATGTGTGTAGTAATTTTATGGTTTGCATATACTCAATATAACAAAGGACCAAATAATCAATATGATATCTTAATTGCGACACCATACGAAACTCAGATAGATTTAATTTTTAAAAGATTACATCAATTAATAGATACATCTCCTTTACTTACATCATTGATATCAAGAGATGTACATCATAATATATGTTTTGATATTAATGGAACAACAAGTTCAATACTTGGTTTAACTGCTGGTGCTAATAATAGTTCCGGTGGGGCAAATAGTTCTCGTGGTCAGAGAGCAGATGTATTAATATTAGACGAGTGCGATTATATTGGATCGAACCAGATTACTAATATTTTAAATATCAGAAACGAAGATCCAGAACGTATTCGTCTTATTTGTGCTTCTACACCATCTGGTAAACATGAAGAATATTATAAATGGTGTCAAGGAGCTTCCAAAAAATACGCAGTATCAGAAGATGATAAGAAAAATAACACTTTCACTGGGTATTATGTTGTAGAAAAGAAAATCGGAGAAGGTAATGGTTGGACAGAAATATATGCTCCATCTAACGTTAATAAAGAATTATTAAAGACGAATCCAGATACTCAACAGACTTACTTAGAAGATATTCGAGACGAACTTTCTGAAATGAGATACGCACAAGAAGTTCTCGCTGAATTTGGTGAAGAAGAACTTGGTGTATATCAAAAGAAATTTATTCAAATGGCTGTTGACGAAGGAACTCGTCTTGGATACAAATATATTACAAAATGGTCTCCAGAAGATAGAAAAACGTATCTTAATAAAACTCAAGGACAAAACATACGACTTCTTGGTATTGATTGGGATAAATATGCAAATGCTACTAATATGGTATGTGTAGAATATGATAGATTCCATCAAAATGCAGAAGGTCGTATTGTCCCATGTTTCAAAGTATTATTCAGAGAAGAAATTGCTCGTTCAGAATTTACTTATACGAATGCCATGAATCGAGTAATTCAATTAAATGAAGAATACAAATTTGATTGGATTGCAATCGATAGAGGATATGGAGAAACTCAATTAGAGTTATTCCATAAATACGGTGAACAACATCCAGAATCTGGACTTGCAGATAAAGTAGTTGGTTATCAATTTTCTCAGAAAATACAGGTTACAGACCCATATACTCGTAAAAAAGACGAGAAACATATGAAGCCATTTATGGTAAATAACTCTGTTAATATCTTTGAAAAAGGTAAAATGATTCTTGACCCGGCAGATAAATATGTTATAGAAGAATTAGAAGAATACAGAGTTCAATCTATTAGTGCGGCTGGACTTCCTACTTATTCTAGTGAGAATGAGCATGCATTAGATGCTATGAACCTTGCACTATTAATTTTTGCTCAGAAATATGATAATTTATTAAAGAAAGTTTATTCTTCTAAGATTGCATTTATAGAAGATGTTCTTGATAAACGTTCTCTTGGTGTTGATAGTCGTGAAATTAGTAAAGAACAAAATAAAGATCAGTTCGAAGTGATACCTATTCGTGTTATTTCTAAAAGAAATGGTACAGATGGATTAGTATCTGTAACAAAAATGAGAACAAGAAAAAGTTTTTATCCATCTGAATTTAACAGGAGTTTTTAAATGAGCGATGACAGTATCTTAGACCAATTAGATAATGACGGTAATGTAATTGGTTATCAACCAGAATTAGAATATAAAAAAGATAGAACTGCAACCGGTGTAGCAATCTCTGAAGAAGACAAAGAAAGCTACGATCCAGAGAAAGATACTACTTTATATTCTAAAACATTGAATGGATTTGCAGAAAATATGCCATCTAATGTCTTAGATGACATTAATTATGTTCTTAATAATATTGCAAGATTAAAAAATAAACTTGCAAAAGCATTTAAAAAAGAACAGGTATTATTACAAAATCCATTAAGAAAAGATACTGAAAGTGGTAGTAATGATTCTGATTTTGATCCTAATGGTATCTTAAAAGACATAGGATCAATTGATTCACCAGAACCAAGTTCAGATCCATATAATCCATATAAAGATATTGGACAATTAATATCAGCTGGTGAAACTGGTGACGATGGATTTACTGGAAAATTTGAAGATCAATATGATAAAATAAACGGAAGTGTTATACCGTCATTAATTAATAAAATGGCTCAAATAGAGAAAAAATTAGATACTTTAAGCACTTCGTTTAAGAATGTTTTTTATGGAGACCCAAATATTACTCTTCCAGAAGCGAAACAATTAGATGCTTCTACTATTTCTCAAATGAAATTAAGAGAAAGAACTTCAAAAAAGAATGGTATTAATTATCTTACTACCAGTTTTGATGCTCTTCTTAACAAAGTAATATCACATTGTGTTTATCAAGATAACAAAAGTGCGATTAAAGTGGCAAAAGTTATTGATAGTCATGAAACACCACAAGCTACCAGTAATGATATGAATATATTAACAAAGCTTTTTGAAGATGTTGAAAAACAACTTGATATCCGTGCAAGAGGATATATGAGAAATAAAGATTTTGAATTAATTCAAAAAGCAATGTATAATTATTACGAAAAAAGGAAATATTTGAATGATTTATATAATTTGTACAATTCTAATCCAAATTCTAAATTTTTAGGACGTACAGTTATGGAATATTCAAATAATCTTAATGATGCAATAAAAAATGTAGCCAGAGTTTTATTGTACGATCAGAATTATTTGAATCAAATTACCGATCTTGAGATGCAAAAATACAATATTCAAAAAATTTCTCGTACAACAAGTAGCAATAGTTAACATTTCTGTGTATATTATACTATGAAAATGTTCAAAAGGCATAATTATGAACAGAGTCAAATTATTCTTTGCAAAACGCTTTTTTAAAGAATTAATTCCTCAAGATGCCTCCGGTAGTTCCGGTGGATCGACAGGAAGAGAACTTGCAAGCGAAATATTAGGTAGTGTTGTTTACAAAGATAATTCAAATACTGATTTTGAATCACCAAATTTTGAATTAACAACATTACAAGATGCTTACAATAAAGATTCTTATATAAGACAGGGTGTAGATAAGTACGTAGACCAAATCTTTAAAGAAGGTTATCAATTCTACGGAACAGACACTAATATTGTTGATTATTTAAAACAACGCCTTGCTTTTATTGCAGAAGCAACATCAACACCTACGAGCCAATTATTAATGGATATCGCAGAAGATGTTGTAAAATATGCAAACTGTATGGTAGTGAAAGCAAGATCAAATGATGTTAATTGCTTTCCTCAAGGAATGACCGTACAAGGACTATATGGAAAAGATCCTGTTGCCGGATATTACTGTGCTAATGCAACAGTTACCAAATGTAAAAGAGATGATTACGGTAAAATAACCGAGTGGCAACAGGAAACTGATAAAGGTAAACAACAATTTGCACCAGAAGATGTGGTACATTTCTATTATAAGCGTGAGAAGGGAAACGCTTATGGAACAAGTTTCTTAGTTCCTGTAATGGCTGATATTAAAGCATTACGTAGGGCAGAAGAAAATGTATTAAAAATGATGTACCGCAATATATATCCCTTTTATCATATAGCGGTTGGCACAGAAGACGCTACCGGAACAACAGCCGAGGTAGATGCTCTTCAAGAATCAATTGAAGATATGGATGTTGAAGCTGCTCTTGTTACAACTGAGCGCGTCAACATCAAACCAATCGCATCGGATAAAGTAATAGATGCAGAACCTTATCTTAAATATATGGAATCAAGAGTATTTTCCGGTCTTGGTATTCCAGAGATAATGTTCGGACGTGGAAATACAGCTAATCGTTCTACCGGAGATAATATGACATCTGAGATGGCAGATAGAATCAGAGCCATGCAAAGAGTCATAGAAACGTTCTTTAATGAATTTATTATTAAAGAACTCTTAATGGAAGGTGGATATGATCCTGTATTAAATCCAGATCAAAAAGTCGAATTTAAATTTAACGATAATGATGTGGATGTAGAAATTAAGAAACAGGTTCATGCAATCTATAAATACGAACATTCTGCTATTACTGAAGACGAAATGCGTGAAGAAATCGGTATGGATCCAATTCCAGATGGTGATAGAGAGAAAATGTTCGTTGAACTCATTACAAGAGAAACTCTTAGAGTTCAAGCAGAACTTGATACTCAAGTTGCTAAAGCCACTGGTTCTGAAACTGGTACTGGAGAAACAAATAATAAAGAAAAAAATAAAGGCGGACAATCTTCTAAGAAACAATCTACCAAGAAAGATAATATTAATCCAGCTTCAATTGGATTAATAAAAGATAATATAGAAGAGCTGTACGATAAAATTGATTCTTATGTAAAGAATTGTTGTGATAATCAATCGGAAATTTTACAAGCTGTTATTAAAAAATACATAGCTGATTGTTCACAAGACATAATATTAATTGTTTCTCAAGATAAAACAAACACAAAGCGTATTGAAAATAAATTATTAAAACTTGTAACTGATTTGACTAACGGAATAAACAGTGATTTAATAGGCTTTGATGTGTATAATCCAGTTAATATTGTAGATTTAATAAATGTTAGAATTGACATATTCAAAGATTTGTTAGTACAATATTTAACAGAAGATTGAAATACTGAAAAATTAGTTCAAAATTTATTAAAAAATTAGACTTATTTATTAGCGAAAGGGAATATATCATGGCTGACAGTATTTTACAAGTCAAAGATATCAATGGAAAAAGCTTTGATGTGAATATCTCAAAAATCTGC